CCATCGTCGCAGGCAACTGCCACCCTTATTGAGCTTAACTCTAATATTGACTACCGCGCCCGGGGCATACACCTCACCTGCGACGACGGCAACGAGGAGTGGTTTGCTGGTGTTCCATACCCCGGCGCAAGATATCAAATAGGGTTTGATGGGACCAACGGGAAGCCATGGCGAATCGCGAGTTCATCATTCGATATACTAGAAAGTGGAAAGGTCGGCATCGGCACAGCCGGCGTCCCCGCCGCAAAACTTCACGTAATAGATACTGGAGAAGTAATGAGGCTTGGTTATGATGCAAGCAATTGCACCATTTTTAATATTAGTTCGGACGGAACATTGGCTCTGACAACGAATACTGCCAGCGCGGACCTCAACCTCTACCCCGCTCATATATTGAGGCTTGGTACCCAATATACCGATAATGTATATATCGGACGTACGGACGACTCAACCAGCGATACTATCATATACGGAGGAACTTCTGGGGCAGAAGTAATGAGGATAGACGGGAGTGCGGATAGTGTCGGCATTGGCACGTCGTCGCCTTCGAAGAAGTTACATGTTTCGGGTAGCAACGCCGACGCCAGTATTCTTGTAGCATCAGATGCAGCAGCTATAGAGTTATATCCCGCCGGCGGCCCGGCGCTCAGGTTCGGCACACCAGCCTCCCCATACTCCCAGCAGATCTACGGGACCTACTTGGGCAGACACCAGATTCAACTCGTCTCAAACCTCGATTTCCAGATTTCTGGCGCCTTGGGGGGAGTCGGCTATTACTTTGATCAGTCGGAGGGCAATGTCGGCATCGGAACAGCGTCGCCCAGCTCGAGCTTCGCTCTTGATATTCCAGTATCTGCTTCTACCGTAAGAATGGGACGCCTTGAATTAGGTGCGTGGCCCAACTCGACGGACTACGGGTTTATAGGGCATAGTTATCAAGAACATCATGGCTCCGGCAAGCACTTGACCTATAACATCTTAATTGGCTCAGCTGGGGATCTAAGTTTAAACTCTGTTGCTGGTGAAGATATGTATTTCAGGATTGGTGCCGTAGTAAAGGCTGCTCTTGATAGCAATGGTTTCTTTAGTATTGGGCCCAACGCAGGATACGATTGGGCCCCAACGTCTCTCTTACATCTTTCCTCTTCTAATGATGCCATGATACTAATGTGTCACGATACACAACAAAATCCTGTATTGGCAGTGACGGGCTCCGGCCGTGTAGGCATCGGCACCTCTTCACCCACTTCTACTTTTGAAGTAAGCGGCTCGCAGGCCGGAAATTATACAGCCATTACTGATGACATAACGTTAAATGAAACCCACTACATAGTAGATTTTACTGACACCGATGATGCCACCGTAACTCTTCCAGCTGCTAGCGGAGTTACCGGAAGAACATATCACATTTTGACTACCGGCAACAGCGAATCGTCCTGGACCCTCACGATTGACTCCAACGGCGGTCAGTTTATGGGTTCCAATCAGGACTCGGGCCCAGAGGATTCAATCGAAATCGATGGTAGCTCCCAAAGCGTTACTCTTCTGAGTACTGGTACGTATTGGTTTATTTTAACAGACAACAGGCAGCAGGGACACTAGAAATCACATCTATTAGTCATTTCCTTATCTTACGAACTATTTATTTTTGATAAGTCATCAGATTTGGAGTAATTCTATGTCTTCACTGTTAGAAGAAGCTATTGTCGACGCGAAAGCGCTTAAGGATGCCGCCTTGAAAAACGCGGAAACTGCTGTATTGGAGAAGTATTCGTCCGAAGTAAAGGGCGCTTTGAGTACACTTCTGGAGCAAGATGAGATGGGCTTCGGCCTGGAAGAAGGAGCCGAAGATGAGGGCACCGATGCATCTTTTACTGACGATGTCCCCTATGCTTTTCAGACTGAAGAATTAGATTCCCCCCCAAAAGATGAATTAATCGAGATCGACTTTGATTCCCTCAAGGCTCGAATTGAAGAAGAGGAAGCCGCGGGCATTGAGCCTTCGGCCGATTCTTTAATTGATGCCACTTCTGCATTATCTGAAGATAGTCAAACCGAAGACGAGGAAGGGATTATGTCTGCATCTGCAAGCGAAGACGAGGCCGAACTCGCCGGCTCGTCCGCGCGCACTAATCTAGAAGAAGATGAAGACGAAGATATTGCCCTTACCGAAGAAATGCTTTCCGATCTTATCGAAGAGTTGGTGGTCGACATGACACCTCGGCCGCAAGGTTGGGCATCTTTGGGCTCCGCCGATAATAGCATTGAGCAAGCCAATAATGATGCAATGGCCGCCGTGCAGGCAGCGCACCTTAAAGAGGACGAGGAAGAGGAAACAGAGGAAGCCTCCGAGACTGCGTCTGATGTCGTGTCAGATGCCAAACTTTACGAGAGTAAAATCAAAGAACTTACATTATCACTAAAGGGGCTATATGCTCTTTTAACTGAATCCAAAAGTCAGCTCACAAAGCTGAACTTGGAAAACGCCAAGCTTGTTTATCAAAACAAGGCATTAAGCAGCGCCTCCCTGAATGAGCGACAAAAGAATAAAATTGTCGAAGCTGTTCAATCTGCCAATTCTGTTGAAGAAGCGAATATGATTTATGAAACAATTCAAAACGCAGTGGGGATGACGAGCTCTAATAATAGTTCGCGACCACAAACACTTCGTGAAGCAGTTCAAAGACCTGTATCGCTTTTACTCAACTCTAAGAAAAACAACGAGGCAACACACGATCCAAAGATGGATCGTATGCTGCGTTTAGCAGGTTTGAATAAATGACATTCAACAATAATTATAGGAGGTTATAAAATGTCTATTGTACAGAAATTAACCGAAGGTATCGTTAATCGCGACCTTTCAGCTGAAGGTGCCGCTCTCATTGCTAAATGGGAGAGTACTGGATTGCTTGAGGGTATCGGCGACGACACCAAACGGAACGGTATGGCCCGATTGCTTGAGAACCAGGCAAAAGAGCTGCTCCGTGAGGCCAGTTCGATGGCCGCGGGTGGAGATGTTGAGGGCTTTGCTGCCGTCGCATTCCCCCTTGTTCGCCGAGTATTCGGCTCTCTGATCGCCAACGATCTCGTTAGCGTTCAGCCGATGAGTTTGCCCTCGGGCCTCATCTTCTTCATGGATTTCACCTTTGGTGGAACATATGGCGCGCCCACAGGAAACCGCTTGTCGAATGTGTATGACACTTCGCTCTATGGCGGCGGCGCAGTAGCGGCTCAATTAACTGGCGGCGTCGATTTGGGTGGAACTACCCTTTCCAATGCCGAAGTTGGTCCGTATGCACTCAATAACGGTTACGCGTCTCCGACTGGTTCTGTTTCGGCACAGCTTGTTGTCGTTACTTCCGGATCTGTTGGTGAAGGCGGCATTCTTGTTTTTGATGGTTATGGTAACGAAGCCTCGGGGATTACGGGAGATAGCAGCTATGCTCGTCAGGGCTTGCTGCAATTTGATGCTGATCTTACGTCCGGTTCGACGTTTGCCGTCGCCCGCGTGCCGCTGAGCACGTTCCAGGCTGGTGGCATCACCAACGGCCGCATTAATCTGAATGATTTTGTGAGCCTGATGTCGACTGATATTTCTAACGCCACTATTTTGCGTCATCACACCCGATACGATCCTTTGACGGGTAGTAACGCTAGCGCACCCGGACTTGTCGTCCTTGCGGTGAGTCGTGCAAACTCTGCTGGAGCAGGGGCTAGGACTACTGATCAAGTTAGTTCTTCTCTTGGTGGTGGAGCGTTGGCTTGGGAATATGCAATTGAGGACCAGTTCGGTGCTGGAGGGGCGGTTGGTTCCGTTCTTGCGACCGAAGCCTGGGGTCTTGAGAATGATCCTAACATCCCCGAAATCGACATCAAGGTCGATTCTGTGGCTGTTACGGCCATCACCAAGAAGCTCAAGGCTAAGTGGACTCCGGAGTTAGGACAGGATCTTAACGCCTACCACAACCTTGACGCTGAGGTCGAGCTTACTCAGATTCTGTCTGAGCAGATTGCTCTTGAAATTGATCGTGAGATCATGTCGGACCTTGTTAATGGTGCGACGGCCGGTGTTCGTTATTGGTCGCGTACTCCAGGTCAGTTCCTGAATCGCTCTACTGGTGCTGTTACAGGTGCTGGTTCCTTTACTGGTAATGTGAGCGAGTGGTATGAGACCCTCATTGAGACCATCAATGATGTCTCGGCTGAAATCCACCGTAAGACTTTACGCGGTGCGGCTAACTTCCTTGTCTGCGGACCTGAAGTTGCCAATCTGCTTGAGTTTACGGCTGGTTTCCGTGCCAATGTGACTGCTGATAGCGACCGCGGCGACGCGGGTGCTGTAAAGGTTGGTTCGCTTTCTAAGAAGTTCGACATTATTGTCGATCCGTACTTCCCACGTACTCTGATCCTTGTTGGACGACGCGGAAGTAGCTTCCTCGAGAGTGGTTATGTGTATGCACCTTATGTGCCGCTGCAGACCACGCCTACGATCTTTGGAGTAGAGGACTTCGTGCCCCGTAAGGGAGTCATGACCCGCTACGCCAAGAAGATGGTGCGGCCTGACATGTATGGTTTGGTGGTTGTTAAGGCTCTGGTCTAAACTGCTATTATAACCTTGACATAAGGTCTAAATAGTGAAAGCCCCGTCTCTTTGAGGCGGGGCTTTCTATTTAGTAATAGTTCTAAAACAGGGAGAGTTTAATCAATGGCAATACCTAAGTTAAACCCGGGTTCGACCACCAATCTTAATGTATTGGCGGCCACTGGGACCACTTCAAATGTGGGTGCAACTCTTCCTTTTGGAATCTACGCCGGTTCAGTAACTTTTTTATCCGGTGCAGCAGATCAGGTGGCCTACACTTATAAGAAGTTGGGCGGCGATATTTTAGATATTGAGTTAGCCGAAGGTAGTGTTTATGCAGCATATGAAGAAGCCGTACTAGAATATTCGTATTTAGTCAATTTACATCAAAGTAAAAATTCTTTATCTAATCTTTTGGGAGCCACTACGGCTTCTTTTGATCAGGATGGCCAAATTGTAGCCGGCGATGCCCTCTCGGGATCTAATATAGCGCTAAAATATCCTAGATTTGATTATGGTTTTTCTAGAAAGATTTCTGAAAGAAGTATTACTGAAACGGGCCTCGGAGGAACACTCCCCATTTATTCTGGATCTGTAACCCGACACGCTGGCCAACAAGATTATAATTTGCAAACCATATTGTCTAGCTCTTCGGCATTAAGTTCTTCGGTTCCTTATTATCAACAAGTCCAGGATAAAAGAGTGATTATTCGAAAGGTATACTTCAAGACCCCGCGCGCCATGTGGAGATTTTATGGATATTATGGTGGTTTTTCGGTCGTTGGTAACATGAGGACATATGGCCAATATGCTGATGATTCTACATTTGAAATTGTCCCAACATGGCAAAATAAACTACAGGCTCAAGCTTACGAAGATGCTTTATGGACAAGGATATCTCATTATTCATACGAAATTAAAAATAATATGTTGAGAATATTCCCACAGCCTGATGCGACAAGTCCATCACAAATTTGGGTCGAGTTTTCTATTGAACAACAGCATGCCCCATGGGAAGAGGGTTCTGGGCAACCAAAATCTGGAATTGATGGCATTAATAACATGAATACACTGCCATTTCAGAATATTCCATACGAAAGTATTAACTCAATAGGCAAACAGTGGATTCGTCGCTTTGCTCTGGCTTTAACTAAAGAGATTTTGGGTCAAGTGAGGGGTAAATTTGGTGCAATTCCTATTCCGGGAGAATCTGTAACGCTAAATGCGTCTGATTTATTAACTCAAGCTAAGAATGAACAAGACGCGTTAAGAGAGGAGCTGAAAACCATACTTAACGAGCTTACTTATGCTGAAATGGCCACGAAGGACTCTACGTTGCAGGATTCCACTGCTAAGGTGCTCCAAAACATCCCAGCCGGCATTTATGTGGGGTAAGTGAAGATGGCACCTCGTAGAACCGAGAAGAAAATAAAGAATAAAAGCGCTAATAAGCGAAATTATGTGGGTAAGAAAGAAGTCGCCGACAAATTGAGAGAGGTTACATTTTCTCCATCCACTTTGGAAACTATCGACAGGGCTGTTCTAACATATATTGATGAAGGGTTAAATTTATCTGTTACAACCAATACCGGCTTTAGGAAAGTGCCCGTTTTGTGGGTTACTTCCGAGAGGTCCTACCAACTAAAACATAATAAAGACCTCCGAGACGGACAGGAAACACTTAAGTTGCCGCTGATGACCGTTAATAGAGCCACTGTAACGAAGGACCCCGGTTATCGCGGTGCTTTGTACGCTAATTTATATCCTGCTAACGATGAAAAGGGAGGCACCATAGAAATTGCTAGGAAAATCAACCAAAAAAAGACAGCAGAATTTCAAAATGCGTTCTCAAAAAGAAAATATGGCGTTAAAAAGGATGTAAGGTCAAAAAACTTTAATACTAACGCAAGAAATATGTCGACCCAGAGGGTGGTTTATGAAACACTTACGATTCCAATCCCGACTTGGGTTAAAATTACCTATGAAGTCACTCTACGGTCAGAATATCAACAACAAATGAATGAATTAACTCAACCCTTTATGACGATACCGGGAAATTCTAGAATGCCGGCTCGAATTACTAGTGAAGGACACTATTATGAAGTATTTATTGATGGTGGTCTTACGAATGACTCTAATCAGGCGGCCCTCGGTATGGAACAGCGTAATTTTGAAACAACAATACCAATTGAGGTTCTGGGATACTTAATTGGAGAAGGGGATAATCAAGAAAAACCAAAAATTGTTACCCGAGAAAATGCAGTAGAAATAAAGCTCGGTCGAGAACAAACTATTTTTGGGGATATCCCCGAGAATATTAAAGATGGTTTTTATAGAGAATAATATAATACCATTGACGGTAAATAATACTATTTACTTAGTAGATTCCGTTATCGAGGGAGAACCAAACGAATGTCAGTTAAAAATTTCAAATTTGTATCGCCGGGAGTCTTTGTCGATGAGATTGATAATTCTCAGGTCCCACGCGAACCAGGCCCCATCGGCCCAGTAGTTATTGGCCGCGCAGAAAAGGGCCCCTCCCTCCGACCAGTTGAGGTTACGTCGTTTTCAGATTTTGTTCAGAAATTTGGTACACCAAGTGCCGGCGATTCCGGCAATGATGTTTGGCGCACCGGCAACAACAAGACTGCATGTACTTATGGAATGTATGCAGCCCAAGCATATTTAAAAAATAATTCTCCTTTAACCTATGTTCGTTTATTGGGTGCCCAGACAACTGCTGATGGTGGCCCTACGGCGACTGGCGGCAAGGCCGGTTGGGCACAAACTAACGCATGGGGTCTTTTTATATTTGAGTCTGGCTCTAGTGGTACCGCTTTAACAGGTGCTTTGGGCGCGATTATATATGCTAATGGTACCGCTTCGCCTGGATTGTCCGGAACTATTGCTTTCGCTCCCCGCGACGCCGACGACGCGACGCCGATTCGACCCAGCGTGGGGGTTTTCTCGGGCTCACAAGTGCTTATTGGAGACACTGGCACAGAATTCGAATTTAATCTGAGAATGCCGGGATATTCAGGCTCCACCCAGGCCGCTGTCTTAAAAACAACACTTAATTTTAGTGAGAACAGTCCGCGTTATATTCGAAAGGTACTAAATACCAACCCACAATTAATGAACAGCGGCATCACTAGCGGCGAGACGAGAGTTAATTATTTCTTGGGAGAGACATTTGACCGCCACGTGAAAGCAAACATTACCGGAGGTACTCTCAATAAGACATATGCGGCTTTGGTAAAATTATATAGCGCCGGCAGTTCGCTCAACGGAGCTACCTTCTATGGTTCCGCCCAGTCTGCACAAACCCCATGGATTGTTAGTTGTAATCTGGGATCTGGACAGAAAAACCTATTAAGGTTCCATGCTTTAGATGTACAGGGCGACTGGACTAATAAGAATATTAAAATTTCAATTCAAGATATCAAGGTATCATCAAATGATACCACAGATTATGGCACATTTACGGTCGTCGTGCGATCGCTTAGTGATTCAGACAACGTTGTAAGAGTTATTGAACAATTTACTAATTGCAATCTTAACCCTAATTCGCTGGATTACGTGGCGCGCAAGGTCGGTGACAAATATCGGCAGTGGTCTGAGACTGAGAGGCGATACTATGAAACTGGCGATTGGGATAATCGGTCTGATTTTATTCGCGTTGAGGCGGCTTCTGATGTCGATGGTGGTATTTTAAATGCTAGTTACTTGCCATTTGGTTTCAAAGGAATTACCAAGTGGGCCGATGAGACCTTTACTAGCGGCAGCAACGGCGTCGGCACCGCCAACACCGGTTCGTGGGTCACTGGCTCTGCGAATAACTGGACTGCGCCAGCAAAAAATCCTGTACCGGAATATTGTATTGGTGCTAATGGCTGGCTAATTCTTAGTGGTACGGCCGGCACTGACGTTTCATGTAAGCTGTTGTACCCGGCACCTGAGTTGCGCGTTGCTGCTGTTTCTGGCAACTTAAGTGTTAAAACAGATGCCTATTTCGGATTCCAGGTTTGGAAGACTAGCGGCGGTACTGTTTTTGATACTTCAACAATTGACATGCTGCGACCTCGCGGCGGTATTGTTGGAAGTATGTTCGCCGGCGCCTCGTCCGGCGTGCGCGGCACATCAACTGTATTTAGCTTAGATGATGTATCAGGGTCTGGTGTCTGGGCTCAGGGCAATTATGATGCCGGCACGTCTCTCACGAGAACAAACGGCCGGGTATCGGGTGTCCTTGATGCTGGTTACGACCGATTCACCGTACCTATGTATGGTGGGTTTGACGGCATGGATATTGGCGAGATGGACTCCTTTGCGAATCGAAATATTGGTTCGGCTGATCTAACAAGTTATGAATTTAACTCTTTCCACAGAGCGCTCGATTCGTTAGCGGACCCAGAAGTGGTCGAGATGAATCTTGCCACAATTCCGGGTTGCACCAATTCTGGTCTGACCTCGAACTTGATTAATATTTGTGAAGACCGCGCAGATGCTCTTGCTATTATTGATTTGCCTGATGGCTTATCACCTCGAGAAGAGGGCACATCTGTTAGTAGAAATAACATTGCTAGCACCATTACTTCGGCGGTAAGCAATCTTCGGGCGAGAGGACTAAACAGCTCTTATGGTTGTTGCTTCTATCCGTGGGTTCGAGCTAGAGACACTATCAGCGGTAATATGCTTTGGTTGCCTCCTTCAGTGGCCGCTTTGGGTACTTTCTCAAGTTCCCAGCGTAAGACGCAGGTTTGGTTTGCCCCTGCTGGGTTTAATCGCGGCGGACTTACTGAGGGCGCTGCTGGTATCCCGGTCGTTGATGTGGCACACCAGCTACGACGTAAGGACCGTGATGATCTTTACGCGGCAAACATTAACCCGATCGCGAAGTTCCCGGCTGAGGGTATCGTAATCTTTGGTCAGAAGACGCTGCAGATCACGCCGTCTGCTCTGGACCGCATTAACGTGCGCCGGCTGATGATTTTCGTGAAGAAGCGTATTTCCCAGATGGCGGCAACGATTCTTTTTGATCCCAATGTTCCAACTACTTGGGCACGATTTAAGTCACGCGCAGGGCCGTTTCTTGAGGATGTAAAAACTAATTTTGGTTTATCGGACTTTAAATTGGTCCTGGACGCCACCTCGACTACCCCTGATTTGATCGACAGAAACATTTTATATGCTAAGATTTACTTGAAGCCAACCAGAGCAATAGAGTTTATCGCAATTGATTTTAATATCAGCAGAACGGGAGCATCATTTAACGATTAATTAAATTAAGCCTGGGAGAAAAAAACTCTTACACTATTTAATTAAAAACAGGAGTACTAAGCAAATGGCATTTTGGACAAGCGCACTATCAGAACCTAAAAGACAACATAGATTTATTTTAAGGCTTCCGGAACTTAGGACCTCCAATGGGGAATCAGCGTATGCAGAGTATTTGGCCAAAACAGCCTCAAAACCGTCATATTCTATCTCTGAAGTCCCTCACAAATTTTTAGGCAATACTTTTTATTATCCGGGCACGGTTTCCTGGGAACCGGTCACGGTCCAGTTAATTAACTCTATTGATCCAGACGGAAACCAATTGCTTTATGACGCTTTGTCACAATCTGGATATTTAATGCCGGATTTACAGAATCTTCGTGTTAATCAGGGTGATGGAAGCATTGCCTCTGGAATTGGAACCGTTAATAAGCGTTCTGCACAGCTGGCTTTAGGAAATGTGGAAATCGATGAGCTTACTGGCGAGGGTCAAGTGGTATCTATTTGGACTCTTAAGAATGCTTTTATTACATCGGCTAAGTTTGGCGACTTAGACTATAGTGGCGATGAGCTTTTAAATATTGATATAACTTTTAGATATGATTGGGCTGCCTATGAACAGGGCCCCGGTTTTGAGATTATTCGAAACTTGCAATAATAAGAAAGAAGGTAATGAATGGCTAGGAGAAAGAATTCCGGGCGACTTGGAGTCCCCGAAAACCCCCCCGATAGCAATCCACCAATAGCAGCGCTAGAAGAAAAAACAGATAATTTATTTTCTTTTGTATTACCCACTGAGTTTGTGGATTTACCTAGCGAGGGATTACAATATAAAGAGGGACATGCCCTTCATGGTGTTTCAACCATAGAAATCCGCCACATGACAGCTAAGGAAGAGGACATTCTGTCCTCCGAATCATTGTTGAAGAAAGGTGTCGCTCTGGATAGATTGCTGCAGTCTGTTGTAGTTGATAAATCTATTCAAGTAAATGAGCTTTTGGTGGGTGATAAAAATGCGTTATTGATAGCAGCGAGAATCACTGGCTTTGGACCGCATTATGATGCTTCAGTCACTTGTCCGAGTTGTTATGCGACGGTGCCTCAGAATATTAATCTGGAAGATATTGAAATAAAGAATCTTGTACTTCCAAGTAACGTTACCCCGACAGAGGATGGCAATTATGATATTTGGATTGAAAAATTTGATTTAACCATAACTGTTCGGTTGCTTAAGGGCTCAGACGAGAAAAAGGTGAGTAAGCAAAGAGAAAAACGTCGTAAGTTGAAGCAGCCTGATGCCGATATCACCACTCAACTATCGGCGATTATTGTTGCAGTTAATGGACAATCGGAGCCTGACGCTGTTCGGCAGTTTATTGAAATTATGCCTGCCTTGGTTTCTCGCCAAATCCGAGCTGCCTATGACGAATTGGTGCCAAATTTAGACTTAACCGTTGATTATGAATGTGAAGCATGTAGTTATGCGGGGAGGGTCGGGCTGCCAATGTCGGCCGAGTTTTTTTGGCCTGGGTCCTGACTACCAAGAAATCGTATACGAAGAAATATTCGTTCTTAAGCACCATGGCGGCTGGTCGTTTGTAGAAGCATATAGCCTCCCTGTTCAATTACGGCGCTGGTTTGTCGAGCGCCTCATTAAAGAATTTGAAAATCAGAATAAAGCTATGGACGATGCCCAGCGCGGCGACGGACATAGTTGATGCGTCTTTTTGTTTAAATAACTATTTATAAAAAGGGAGAGCAGACCTGTGAGCAATTCTACAAAAGTGATTATTGATTTAACTAAAAATCGTTTGACTGAATATGTGTATAATGAGTTTTCCGATAAAGTAAATAATCTGTTATTGGGACTTTACTATGCCGGTGTCGATGTGCCCGTATCCATCCGCGGTACTCAAAATCAAGTTGAGTCTTTTTTTGATTCTCTGAAAAAAGAAAAACGATATATGGATAGTTATATGAAACACGGCCTAAATAATAACAAAACTTTAATTGATAAGCATTCACTTGAGAAATCTGTACGAAGATTTGAAACTGAGACAGGACTGCGCTGGCCCTTTAAAAATTAAAAAGAAAATGGCCATTAACACATGACAACGCCCCCTGATCCCAACACCGAGAGCCCCGACGATCCGGCCCGCCGCCTCGCAGCCCTTGAGCGCCGCCTCGTGATGAAAAGAGAAGAACTCGAGCTTCAGGGCAAGATCAATAGCCAACTGATCGAAGAGGCCGAGGGCAAGCACAGACTCTCAAAGGAAAATCTAAAGCTTCATCGAGGTCTGCTCGCCAACATGGAGCTTCAGAAACAAGAATTAAAGCTGCAGATGGAGAAAGGACCGATCACCGACGAGATGCGCGAGCGGCTCAAGCAGCTGACCAAAGATATAGAAGAGAATAAAGAAGCGCTCGAAGAACTTACCAAAGAGCAGACTAAATATAACCAAGAACTCCAGGCCGGCGAGGCCATTGCTAAGAACTACGGACAAGCACTTTTTGGTCTTAGCGGTGCGTTTAGTAATCTTTATACAAAATACATTCCCAAAACCGCCGTGGAGTTTGAGGGGATGTTGAAAAAGATGAAGAAAAACATTACGTCTTTTAAATTTATTACGTCTGCCGCGCTTAAATTTATTGGCGCTTCATTTAATTTAATGGTCGCTCAAGATAAGGCGACCGCAGCTTTCCAACAAGCCACAGGCGCCGGCGATAAATACAACGACACGCTATGGGGCATTGAGAGCGCCGCACGTGGCGCCGGCGTTACCATGGATGAGGCCGGCAAGGCCACATTATCTTTATTCAGTACTTATAGGGATTTTACGAATCTAAATAAGGAGGAAGCAAAAAGAATTGGTACCACCGTTGCTTTAATGAATGAACTTGGAGTCTCGACCGACACAAGTGCCAAGATTATGGACCAAGCCACCAAGTCTTTGGGCATGACGTCCGGCGCCGCCGAGCAGATGCTTCTCCAAGTAACGAGTATCGCGGATCAAATCGGCAAACCCTTCTCGGAGGTTGCTGCAGATTTGGCCTCTGCCGCACCTAAATTGGCATTTTATGGCGAAAATATGATTAATGTATTTAAGCGCCTCGAACAACAGTCAAAATCAACAGGATTGTCTGTTGATTCTATTTTGGGATTAGTTGGCGAAGGCTTTGATACTTTTGAGGGCGCCGCAACGAAAGTTGGCAAACTCAATGCCATTTTGGGGGGGCCGTATCTTAACTCTATCGATATGCTCAACTCATCCGAGGAGGATCGTCTCGAAATTATAAAACAATCGATCGAAGCCGCGGGAGTTCAGTTCGATCAACTCGGCAAGTTTGAGCAAAAAAACTTTGCTTCCGCTCTTGGAACAGACGTTGATACACTTCGCCGCGCGATGGGCGCCCTGTCAGATGAAGAAGAACTGGAAATGATGAATCAAGAGCGATTGGCTCAACTTGCCGCAGAAAGCAAAGATGTAATGGAAGAGCTTAAAAATGCTTTCCGATCGCTCATTCTTGAAAATAAACAACTGGTTAAAGACGTGAGCGAAGGTGTGTCGAAATTTAGTAAATGGATAAAAGAGAATAAGGAAATGTTGCAAGTGGTTGGAAAACTCACCATCGCATTGGCAGTGTTTATAAAGGTAGTTCAAATGGGTATGGCGCTGCACAAGCTCGCGCTGGCTGTGAAGGCCGCAAATGGGGCCCTTTGGGCGCTCGCCGCGAATCCATGGACGATCGGCATCGCCGCCGCCGTCCTTCTCATTACGGGTCTCGTTATGTGGTTCAAGAAACTCAAAAAATCAGGATATTCTACCAGCGACGCGTTGGTGGAAATGGGGATGGCGGCGTTGAAATTCCTGGGGCCAGTGCGCTACATCGTCCAAACTGTTATTGAATTAGTTCGTGCTCTCAGTTCAGGCGAGTCCGCCATGGGCGCATTTAAGGCGGCCTGGAAAGGCTTCGCGAATTCGTTGACCTTTGGTATAGCTTACAGTGACGACAACGCTGCTTCCTGGGCCAAAACCAAACGCCGCGCCCGGGCCGACGAGGCCCTGGCGATGCAAGCAGAAAAAGGTGCTACATGGGACACTAGCGTGGAGGACGGGGTCATTTCGGGTGGTAAAGCCATAAAAGTGCACAACAAAGATACTCTCGTAGCCGCCAAGCCGGGGGGCCCACTCCAAAAAATGTTCGGCACCCTGGCCAAGGGCGACGCCAATGCAACGCCCCTAGGGATGCTACCCGCCGGCGCATTTTTATACCTGGCCGGCCCGATTCTCAAAGAGGCAATCACAAAGCCGCTCCTGTCCGCCCTCGGAGGAGCGGAGGGCGGGGCTGAAGGCCCCGGCAACTCACCGGATATTAATATTGTTGTAAAGATCGGAGAGAAAGAATTAAATGAGCAGATAATTACAGCATTGAACTCCCCAGCCGGCGCGGCAATCATAAGTCCGTATGCTCAGAGGTAAATAGATATGTCAATAGTAACAGCGAAACAGGAGAATCTACTCAATGCACAACCTTATGAAAATGAGCATTTTTCTATTCACATCAGCCATCTTCCAACTGGCCAGAAAGTCCAGTTTGATGGATGGGTTACTGGATTTGGAGATAATTTCTCTTCTGACTGGAAGGGAACTCCCGTATATGGCCGAATGGATGATTTATATACTTTTCAAAAAACAGGACGCAAAATTAGTATCGCTTTCGATGTGGTTGCCCGCGATGACATCGAAGCCGCAAACAATCATTATAATCTAAACTTACTGGCTAAGTTTTTATACCCGCTATATTCATCAGATAGCCGCTCTAATAGACAGATTTTAGCTGCAGCTCCGCTTTTAAGTATGAGTTGGTCGGGACTTGTTAAAAATGCATCGGATAATTCGGAATTAGTGGGGTTCTTACAGGGGTTTAGCTATGCTCCGAATTTGGAAGATGGTCAGTTTTTAGTGCAAGACAATGCTGTTCCTGAAAACCCTACAATAATATATCAGAGACACCAAATTCAGTTGGAATATACTGTTTTGCATACTCATTTAACTGGTTGGGTCAAAGGAACGGACGGTCAGTATCGTTTTGGCAGCAACAACGGAAAGACAGATCTAGTGAATTTTCCACATGCGATTGGCGGCGAAGCGGATTGGTATAAGTGGAACAATGGCAAAGGTACCACCTTCCACGACAACCAGGCCCTTCCTGCTGAGCAAAGCTTCCAAGAAAGCGCCGCGCGAAACGCGGATGTGCTGGAGTAACGATGATGGGAACCAGATACGATGATAGAAGAATATTAAAAAATGATTCTGAGGAATACTCGGGCGTTTTTAAAGAAAAAAAGGTTAAATATATAAGGCAATATGATACAGCACATTTTAGGTATCCCACGACCGCTGAAATCCAAAGCTTAAATCGACTTATCCATATATGGTCGACCGGCGATCGCTATTATAAACTAGCCGGTCAGCATTACGGAAATCCTGGATATTGGTGGGTTATAGCTCACTATAATAAGAGACCCACAGAGGCAGACGTTCAGCTGGGAGATATGATTTATGTTCCGCTGCCTTTGGAGAAAATTTTAAGCTACGTCATGGATTAAGGATTATTAGTTAATGACCCAACCGAATAGTACAGAGATCATCCGCGAGGAACTCGAGGAGGAAGGCGGTTTTATAGAGCATTGTGTAGATTCGTTTTTGTATGAATTTCTATTAAATAATCATGCTTATACTGGCGGGGAACGGAAAACTGACGAAGACATCGTGGCGTTCATTAATAGTTATGCCCCAACCGACGACGACGGCGTCTCTGTGGGATGGCTGATAGATGGCCAACAGGTCGAGCTCACCACCGCTGCTATTAAAAACATCCGAAAGGAACTGCGCACAGGCGGTGGAGGCGTCGGGGCCACCAACATGACCAGCGTCAATAATAAGTTACTTGATGACTTTAAGAAGTTTTATAGCGAGAACTGGGGCCATACATCAGCTCAAGGCCACACCGGCGACACCGAGGGTCAGACCCAGGTGGGTTGGGAGGGCCAGCGCAACACCTACTATATGACTCGACTTGATAATATGGCGTCTATTTTTAAAAACGTAGGCGGCGGCCTTCACGGTCCCGACAACGGGCCGGCCGATTTTAATGAGTGGGATTTGCAGATAGCTATAGCACTTATTGCGAGCACCGGGCTTGTTGGATCCAATATTTCGAGAATCACCGGTGGAACGCCATCCGATAAATATATTGAAGTATGTTCCAATACTCGTAGCACTCAAAAAGACCAATGGATTCCTTTGCAACGAATCAGCGCCAAGGCCTACACGGTGGACGTATCTGAGCGCGCTGACTACGGCGAAAATTACGGCCAGGAAGTCACCGGAACTCAAGATCACGTGAAGTACTCTTACGTCGCGATGAAGGACAGCGACATGTCATCGGCCGGCCAATGGAGTCGGGATATACTACACCGGAAACTTTGGCCCCACGTCAATGGCCTGTTCCACGCCGCCGCTGCAGACGGCTGCAAAAATCAAAGTAAAAAATTGCCCGGGCTCGGTGACTACAAGTCCAACGGCGCAGTTTATATCAACGCGAAGACGCTCCCCACGTACTCCTACGCCGCCCGGCAACATAATAGTAGGTTTGTTGCGCGCGTTGCTCGTAATTATCAAGAGAAAATTGCTGAGCGCCTCGCGCACCTCCTCGGCGCCGACAGCGGCCTTCTGAAGGACCTGAAGCGCGAGGTGCAGGGCTTGCCTGGACTCCGGACAAACAGACGGCTGCGCAGGAAAATAGCCGCCCTAGAAGAAGTCGACAACGAGACACAGAAAAAACTCGCCAAATACAAAAAAAAGCTAAAACCAGTTGATCACCAGTGTTATTTATTAGAAAACATTAAAAAAATCACCGATTTTCAGGAGCGGCAGGTCACTCGCGCGAGAGGAACCCCATATAAATATATTGGTCGAGTGACTAATTCTGGCCAGTCGGGCCAACCAGGAAATATTGTATCTTATATTAATCATGGAAATAAAAACACCATTATTGATCAATATTTACAAATTTGCCCCGATGTATATGCTTTTTTGACTCCATATATTAAAATATACCGTGTCGATTATCTTAAAGATAATCCCCTTAGAGCGTATAAGGAAACTCAAATACCATTTCCTAACTTTATTGATCCGGATGCAATCGAGGGCATTTTGGACGGTAAGTTCGGTCGATATCCGGGCGGTGGAATTAAATCTTTCAGTTGGTCCCTAGATGGAACGCAGCCAGCCGCAGTAGAAAATAATATAACAGCAAAGTTACAATTATATTTTCAGACAGTTCAAGATTTATTTTCATTAAATTATAAATCAGACACGGCCCCTCCCCAGGCCGGCATTCCTAATCAAGCAGGGTATTTGGATTTAATTATAGGATCCGGTACTTCTTTTAGAAAGGAAGGAGATCAAATTAAGGCCGCGAAATCTAGGAATTCTGGAGTTTGTCAGGTGAGACATGATATCTATAAAGGAGAGCATTTTAGAATTAAGGTCTGTGTAGGGTGGAGCGTTCCGCCTGATTTTGAAAATAAAGTTAGTGAGTTTTCTGACCTAGACGCGAAAGAAGCGGGCCACCTGAAGCGCGCCATCGCGATGGCTAAAACGTCGTTATATTTACAAATAACTACTCATGAACTAACATTTAATGAAGATGGTTCTGTTGATATATCAATAAATTATCAGGCAGCTTTATCGGGGATATTAAGGTCGCCAAATGCAGACTTATTTGTAGGAAGCGACAAATATAAAGCTGACAAAAAGGACTTAAATGGCAAGATTGATAAGCTACGAAAAGAAATAAAAAGAACTTCAATCGTCGATGCCGGAGCAGGAGGACTGTCGCCCAGGACGCGGGCCGCCGGCGAACAGGACGCGGATCGCCTCGAGAAACTGCTCGAAGAAAGAGCAGCCCTAACTAAAAAAGATAAGATGTTAAAATACAAAAAGTTTTTAGGCGGAGTATACGACTCCGGAAAAGTATATAATCTCCCTGTAGGCCTGGACGCCTGGCAATTCGGCCTTATTAGGGATATGTCGCCGGCCGACCGCGCCGCCGAAGCAGTTCGTAGAAAAAATCCAGCCTCTAGTCCTGTCTTGAACCCGCAGCTTGTATCGCTGAGAGAGGCTGACAACCTGGAAGCCGAAGCCCTTGCCGACGCCGCTGCAGCTGCCGAGACCGCCGACCCCGCCGGCGAAACCGACGCAATGCGCAGGTACCGGGACGCCATGTCGAATTCCGAAGTCGAAATACAGGATAGGAAGAGCCCCGAGGTGCTATATCTGCCGTTTATTTATTTGGGAGATTTAATAGAGGCAATCCTGCAAGATTTGGAATTTCTTACAACTGGAGATAGTTTTCAGCTCTTAATGGGCCAGATAGAGATTTTAGATCCTCTTTTGGCATTTCAAATAAGAGAGGTCGTAGTCGCCTGCGGGGGCGAGGATGGCTCAGCCGTGGCTGCACTCGCAGAGATCGATCCTTTAAGATTTACGGGTGTAAATAAAATTGTGTATTCCACGAACATATCTAATCTTCCTATATCGTTAGACTATTTTCAAACATGGTTCACGACAACTGTTGTGAAGCCATTAAAAGAGCAATATACGCTTCTTAAGTTTATAAAAGATATCTGCGCAACTCTTATTGCGAAAGCATTTAACTCAAAATGTTTTGATGAAAAATTGAAATATCATTTACGCTTTGACACAGCCACATTTAGCTTAGATAAAAAGTTTGCTGGCAAGATGAATATACTACCAAAAGATTTAGCTAAAGCAAAATTTAACGCCGACAGCACTTCATGCGTCCCCCTGCAAGCCGGCGACGAAGACCAAATACCAGCAGTATTAATATATTCTGTAGATTCAAAACCATTTACTGGCGATTATAATACCGACCTAAACAATGGTATATACCATTATTTTATGGGAGCTCGTTGTGGTTTAGCAAAAAAGATATCGTTTCATAGAAATGATATGCAATATTATCGTGAGGCGCGCTTGGAAAGGCATGGAGCTTTGGGCGCCGAGCAACTTAGAGAATTGTATTCGGTAAATATTGACATGGTCGGCAACACGATTCACAGAAATGGCCAATATATATACGTGGAGCCCATTGGGATAGGGGTAGGTAGTATGAGATCTACCGGAACTCAACCTAATTTGGCAAAACAGTTGGGATTTGGGGGATATTATATGATAACCAAAGTAGCCAGTGTTGTGTCTATTGCTGGGTTTGATACGACGGTCACCGCGATGCAAGAAGGGATCAATCTTGAACAGAATAAGATCATCGGCGGGCGCCTCTGGGGCCACGGAGGGGAGCTATACACGGGCACCGACGGCGACCCGCCGAAGATAGGAGAGTCCTATGCTGAGGACTTACAGACTTATGTTGGCGATCCCCGGGCTTTATAACGACATGACAACCTTTAAGTATACTTCAGATCAATTGGAAAACCCGGTGGGAGATAATGGGTTATCCGCAAGGTCGAAATTTTTTCAGCGAACCATGTACAAAGAAATGATTTACCCTGAAAACTTGACTGTGCCTATTGACACGTGGTATAATAAAACCCTGTTTGGACGCGTAGATCGCAGACAAGACACAATCATTGTGCGCAGCGATGAATTAGTGCAGATATCCTATGCGCTGAGGCCAAATATGTATTGTTTAAATTTTGTTAATGATGCTTTTACAAAATTTGTGGATCACATGAGATTGGCCAATGCTACACAATGCCTAGATCCCAGAGGCAACAGTATGTTTAAAGACCCTAAAGCAATTTTGGGCTATGTCAATCCAACAGTTGAATGGAATTCCCGCAAGAGCACTGTTATCCAGGCATTCATTAAAACATTTAGAGAGAATAAGCAAAAACCAATTATAAATTTTAATGATTTTAAAGATCGTTTTATTAGATATTTGAAAATAGCAGCGTCGTCGTTGCCTATAACAAAAACTAATTATTTATTAACAAATAGAGTTAGTCCGCTTATAAGTGGGTTGAGCATCGGAATAGCCTCTTCCAACGCTGGCAATGACGCCGTTAAACACACTGACTATATCTCAGATCCAAACTTTAGTTTTTTTGTTGCGGCTGCAAAAAAATATGGATTTACAGTTAATAAGAATATGCCGTGGATTTTAACGGCTGATTTATTTACGAGTGCTATCAAGAGGCATCTAAACTTATATTTGACAGGGCTTGGTGAGCCTATTACAGAAGATAATTTTTTTGATGTTTTTTATAGGCGCGTCTATCTCGACGATTTAGAAGATTTGAGCAGCTTAATTGTTGAAGCTTATAATAAGTTTGTTACCAAAAAGCCACTTTATCAGGAGGAAAAAATAGTTTATAATCCTCAATGCACAAACGTGTTTCAAGTTAAAAATTTTTCTAGGACACCTCTCCCCCCAAACTTCAGCTTGAGTATCGATAGCGAATTGATCGATCTTTATATTGACATAAGAAATATAGAATCGGAATACAGCGCCGGCGACGTGTCGCTTATAAAAAAAAGAGCCCGTGTTTTAGCTTCCGACCCGGCCGGCCTCCGCATTGATCGTGTGCTCCCATATATTAATAATCTGTATTCAAAATACACGTATCCTGTCAATTACGACATTATAAATCCAGATTATTTGCTTGACAAAACCGCGGCCCCTGATATAATAGAAACATCAGTCGACATAGCTAAGGCTATTTCGGGCGTTTAACTGAAAATTTTTCTTTTAAACAAAAAGGAGTTCTTTTGTTATTTCAGCTCTTAGATCACAAAAGTGATTGTATTGGCTTCTATGCCGAAAATATTATCAATCCCACCCCTTTGCTGCCAACAGAAGGAAGCACCTGGGAGTACTCGCGTCACCTCCCGGGCGATTGTTATGAATTGGGGCGCATTTACAGCCACGGAGCGTCCCTTACAACCGTTTGTCCAGAAGAAATGAAGGAGGAGTGGTCTCACATTAAGAAGACGCTTAAATCGTGCCTCAAAGCCTTCAACACATCGCGGCTTTCATTGGAAGAAAATTGTTTTTATGACGTTCTTCCGGAATATTTTCTTTATGAATATCTAGCGGCCAAAAATAAGATCACGGAACACGTTTTGGAGACTTTAGAGCGCCCCGCGAACTATGATTTTATGTATAATCTTGTAGAAATGCTTTCTGATATTCGGGCCCGGGCATTAAATATTAAAACTAGTCCAATTCAGCATCTTTTGAGTTCCGTCCGCGGACAAAACTTTCACCGCACATTACAAACAGTCAAGCATATTTGTGATTATAACCCTTGGGGTACTATTACGGGGCGCCTTTCAACAAATTCGAATAGTTTGCCAATTCTTACAATGAACAAAGAGTATCGGTCATGCATTCAGCCGAAGAATGATTGGCTCGTGGAACTTGATTTTAACGCGGCAGAGTTGAGGGTACTTCTGGCACTTTCTGGAGTAGAGCAGCCCAAAAATGATATTCATAGCTGGAATGTAAAGAACATTTTTGATAGTAAGCTTACCCGAGAAGAAGCCAAGGTGAAAACCTTCGCGTGGTTGTATTCTAATAAGGAAAACAAGGACTTAGAGAGCCTCTACAACAAGAAAATAGTCCGGGATAAGTACTGGGATGGCTTAAAAATCGAGACAGATTATGGTAGAATAATAGAGAATGTAGATGAGCACCATGCTCTCAACTACATCGTTCAGAGCACCACAATTGATATGGTGCACGAACAGGCTTACAAAGTCTATGAGCTTTTGAAGGGGAGAAAGAGCCACATCGCATTTCTTATTCACGACGCCGTGTATATCGACCTCGCCGAAGAGGATCGCTACGAAATACTAAATTTGCTTGACACGTTCAAGAAGACACGTTATAATATGTTCAAGGTTAATGTCTCCGCTGGTAAAAGTCTGGGAGAAATGAAGGAATTAAAATTATGAAGAACAATGTGATAGATATAAAGGCAGCTAAGCATCATATCGCGTCACCGAAGCGTGCCATCACCCCGATCGATGGTGTCTCAGGATACATCAGACTGGAAATTATCGGGGTCTTAGAGGAGTGCGCGCTAGCATTTGAGTGTGACTACCAAGAATTGACCGTTGGTGATGTGTTAGAGTATTTGGTGGCCCGGGAAGAAGAGCGTCGGCGATGAGTGAGAAGAAACGCTATAACAAACTCGTCCGCGACCGCATCCCCGAAATTATCGAGGAAGCCGGGAAGGACTTTAGTGTCCGACAAGAGCAAGGAGACCGTCTCAAGGATTATGCGCTGCGCAAACTTCAGGAGGAAGTAATGGAATTCGTAGAGAACCCTTGCGCCGAGGAAGCAGCTGACATTATGGAAATAATGAATTTTATTTGCCATCGACTTGGCATCCACGAACATACGATCTTGGCTGAGCACACCGTGAAACACGTCACCCGCGGCGGATTTGATATGGGTTTTATTTTGGAATGGGTTGAAGAAAAATGATAATTGTGGGTCTCGGCAACGCCGGCGGCAATATTGCGAGGGCTTTTTCAAAGTATCCGCAATATACGACCATTAGTATCGACACCACTAAGGAAGCAGATATTACAATTAGAAAAAGGGCTAGCCACGAAGAGTATGATACTCATTTCCCCAATTTGAAAAAGAAACTTAAATTTTTTAACAGTGATATACTACTCGCCGTTGCGGGCTCCGGCAAAATATCGGGAGGCGTTCTAAGACTCCTGGAGCAGCTAAGGACAAACCGGGTTACGGTGCTCTACATTCAGTCCGATCTTTCAATGGCCAGTGAAATACAAAAAATACAAGAGAAAATCGTTAAAAATATCTTGCAAGAATATGCTCGTTCAGGTATGATAGAAGCAGTCTGGTTGGCAGATAACCAGATGATTGAGAAAGGAATCGGCGCTGTGCCAATTATGGGATACTACGATGTACTTAATCAGGCAGTTGTTAATACAATTCATATGATTAACGTATTTAGAAACTCAGAGCCGGTCATAGGCAATTTTATCGAGCCCTCAGAGCTAAGTCGGATTGCCACCATTGGCGTACTCGATATCGAGCAATCAACAGAAAAGTGGTTTTTTGACTTGACAAACGCGCGTGAGGTGGTATACTACTATGGTATCAATGAGATCGAGCTTAAGGAAGATGGAACTTTGTTCAACATAATAACAGATTATGTCAAATCCCAGTTAGACGATAATGTTAATGTTTCATACGGAGTGTTTAAAACCACCTATGACCAGAAATATTGTTATTGCATTAAGTATTCATCTATGGTACAATCATTTTTAGACGATCAGGATATTAGCTGATCGTACTCTAACCCAACTATGAAAGGAAAATAAAATGGGTATTAATTTAGACAAGATGCGAGACAAGCTCGCTAACCTTCGAGGAGACGGAAACTCAGATTCAGTGTTCTGGCGCCCCGAGGACGGGGAACAGACTATTCGCATCGTGCCGACGGCCGATGGGGACCCCTTCAAGGAGATGCATTTTCATTATAATGTAGAAAAGGGGGGCTTTTTGTGCCCCAAACGCAACTACGGCGACGCATGTCCCGTTTGTGAATTCGCCTCGCAGCTTTGGCGCGAGGGAGTCGATAACAACGATGATCACAGCAAGAAGACTGCAAAGTCTCTTTTCGTGCGACAGCGCTTTTTCAGCCCCGTGATGGTTCGCGGTGAGGAAGAGAAGGGTGTGCGTGTATGGGGTTATGGCAAGACTGCCTACGAGAACCTCTTGACGCTCGTGCTTAATCCGGAGTATGGTGATATCACCGATACCGAAGCAGGCACGGATCTCACAATGACCTACGGGAAGCCACCAGGCGCTTCCTTCCCACAGACGAAGCTTGTGCCTCGTCGCCGGTCATCCCCGCTATGCGAGGACTTGACGCCCGAGAAGTGCGTCGAACTCCTAGACAGCATCCCAGATTTTGGGGGCCTATTTGAGCGAAAGACGACTTCAGATGTCCAGAATATACTGGATAATTTTGTTCACTCCCAGGTCGAAGACCCGGAATCAGTGAGCAGCGAGACCACGAAGTATGGAAAGACCACGGACAGCGAAACCAACGCTGTCGACCAAGCTTTCGCAGAGTTAGGGTCTCTTTAAGTCCCCCCCACAGGGAGGCACAGGGTTATCAGGTGTCTCATATAGAAAGGAAGAATTATGACTACTGAAACCAATCGTCTAGAACAACTGATTACACTCCTTGAGGAAACTCGGGCCGATCACGATAAGTTCTTTACTAGCGGCAACAACGCCGCAGGAACGCGTCTTCGTAAAACTATGCAGGAAGTGAAGACGCTAGCTCAGGCACTCCGCGTCGAGGTCCAAGACACCAAAAACGCAGAGTAACTCTGACAGCCGCAGGGAGGCCCGGGGATACAGGGGCCTCACACTTATCAAATAGAAGGGAATAAAAAATGAGTGAAGAAGAAAAGATGTTGCAAATGCTGAAGGCAATTGATGATAGTAATATTGACTATGAGCATCCCATTTGGGAGCGGTCAATCAAAGAGGGGTTCCACGATGAGCTGCAAGATTTTGCAGCCTCATGTATGTTGCGCCCGGGAAGTACGGAGGGAATTTAAAAATGGGTGATTTTATTAAGAAGTTGCGAGAGCTGGGCGTCGAGGACGACGGCACTGTGACGTTGAATTATAGTGAGGGCTG